TGTTGTTGCATATTCTTGTACTGTATCAGATGTTTCAAAGTTATGTCCAAATGTTCGGCCATCTTTGTAATAATAATTAAGATATTCTTTAAAAACATTTTGCCATTTATTATCTCTTGTATCCATAAATGTGATAGTAACAGGTTGGAAATTTGCCCTTGTTTGAATAACTCGTTTTCTGTTATATTGATTTAATGTTTGAGAATCAAATGACCAACTCGGTAATTCAGCAGATCGTATTACTAATTTTAATTTATCTAATTGATCTTGAAGAGTTGTTACTGTTGACTTAAATTCAATTACAAATTGAAATTTTTGACGGGGCACCGCTGTTAGAGGGCCACCATCATTCTGAGTGGAATAAGCAATATCTGCATAGTTACGCAAAATTGAACTAACTGGCATACAACGACCTCAATTATTATGATGTAGCAGTAGATTGATCTAATGTTGTTGAAGTAATATTTTGAGCGTTCAACGTATTCGTTTCACCTACCAAGTGCTCTGCATTATCGAATCTTACTGTCATTGTAAGTTGAACTGGTTCACTAGTTGCATAATTTGATTCGCCCCATTGCATATTTTGAACAAAACAACCTGATAATGACCATTTATCAAGCACCGTTGTGCTACTAGATGAATTACTTGTTCCGTCTAGTGTTTCAATAATTGAACCGAATTTGTATTGGCTACCAGCAACTGCCGCTGATTGTTCAAAATGATCAACTTGATTTTGTACTTGAGAATTCAATAAAGTAATAACATCCGAATTAATATCGTCTCTCATTACGATAGCAATAGGCTCCCAAGTATGTTTGCCTGCTAAAAATATTCTAGAGTTATAAACATCAATTTGAATTTCATCGTGAGTTAATTGTGGACGCCCTACACTTATAATTTCACGTGTCAATGCTTTTGTATCTGTTCCAGTTCCGCCTAATCCTGTAAAGGTTACCCTAAACCTATACGCGAGTTTTGGCATCAAAACTGCACTTGTGTTACCAGAAAGCGGTACACCAAACTTATTTAAATTAGCCATCGACTACTCCTAAAGTGTTTTTGAGCTTAATATTATTTATCATATTGTCTAGATTTTTTAACCAAGGAAAAAGGGCCATTAACTTTAAATGGCCCTTTAAGGAGGTAGAAATCAGCTTGTTGCTGAAAGGTCGCCTGTATTAACAACCCGTATTGGAATGTATATAAATTCTGCCGCTTTCGTCGGTTCAATTGCTACATCAATATACATTTCATTTTTATCAATTCTTGCAGGGGTATTGTTTGTGCTATCACAAACAACTGCAAAATCATATAACCCTCGTTTTGCCAAAATGTCTGCTAAGAATCTTTCAACAGCATCTTTTGCATTAGCTCTTGTAAGTTCGTCGTTTGGTTCGAACACAAATGGTCTTGCTAATACATCTAACCGTTCTCTTAAGTAAACAATTAATCTTGCTACGTTTACTCTATCTAATGCTGATGTTGTCGGATTTAATGTTTTTTGTCCATAAACAAATATTCCTTGACCTGGAAAATTTGCTAATGGGTTTACTTTATTTTGATACAATGTATCTCTGTCGCCACCACTTAATGCTACTGGAACAAACTCATCTTCTGAATCTAAGTAACCAATATTTGTAGCATTAGCAATGACACCACGTGTTAAACCTGCCGGAGCAAACCACGGATACGCAATATCATCATTGTATGCAAATGTTCTTAATGCAATATGTGATGCTGGACATGTTACAGTATTACCATCTAAATCGGTAGTATATGCACTAGGATAATAAACAGCAGAATATGCTGTTTTACTTACTAATCCATCTTCACCATTTTCTGTAGTACTTGTACCTAGCATCCAACTTGCTACACCTGATGTTGCAAGTCTGAAAGGAGGATCAATAACAACAAATGCTGTATTTTTTCTATCTGTTGCTAATGTATTCATTTCATCTGCTAACTCAGGATAACCCGGAGATGCAATAATTGAAAATGTATACGACTCTTCTCTTATTGCTACACATGAGGTTAATGCGGCCTGCATCGCTGTAGTAACAACTTTTCTTTGACTTTTTCTGCCATATAATCCGGCACCATTTGCTTTATTACCTGCGGCTGTAACCCATTTCCATGCCGCCGCGGCACTTGTTGATAATGTTGCATTTTCATCATATTTTCGTACATGATAAGAACTTCTTGCTCCATTAACAGCAAACATACCATCTGGATAAATTGCTGGATTTGGGTATCCACTATAAAAATTAGTAGGGCTTTGTCCTGCCGAAACACCAGTATCTGGTGTCAAATCTGCAAAAACTACTCCATCAGCAGTAGATTGGTCTGTATTATCTTTTGTAGTCCATATTGCATTTGCACTATCATAAACTTTTATAACAGGATAATTATCTAAATCGTTGGTGTCTATCCACACATCACCATCACTAGGACCGGCCGGAGCAGTTGTTCCATATTTAGAAACTGCTTGTTTTTGCCATGCACCTGATGCTTTTTTATATATGTCTAATGCAAGAGTAGTATCATACCAATAAGTACCATTGGTTGCTACCGCAGTAGGAGCACTTGATGCATGAATTACCTTGTCAGCAGTTGGTGTTGTTCCGTCTGCATTTAATGCAACTGGCACTGATGCGGCACCTAACGCCACTGATGTTGTACTTGATCCTGGAAATACATAAAATGCTATTGTTTCTTCTGTTCCTGCTACATGGGTTGTTCCGCCATTCCATTGTATTTCGCCGGCACCGCCTGCTGTAGCATCTGAAGTTTTTCGAATGTAAACTGAATCTGCCGCAGGTTGTGTGCCGCCAATAAATGTAATAGTTGGGGCCGTTGTATAGCCTGATCCAGGAGTAGTAACTGTAACACCGGTTACTTTACCATTTGTTCCTATTGTTGCAGTTGCAACGGCTAAAGAACCATTTGGATCGGTTATTACTACTGTTGGAGCTTCGGTATAACCAGAACCACCATCAACGAGTGTGATATCTGCTGTTTGCAAAGCATTACTACCACCTGTTCCTGCTACCGCTGTTGCCGTTGCTTGTGTACCAGAGGTAATATTACCAGGTATACATGCCATTGCATCACTTGCAAATACGCCTACTGTTCTTGAAGCCCATGCAGTTGATGTTGTACTGTATTCTTTATAAGAAATATTCATTCCACTATTTGCAGTAGTTAATTTAATCCATACATCGCCGATATTTGGAGCGGCTGGTGGATCATAGTGTGGTCTAACCCATACTGCTGTGATACCTGAATTTCCGCTTTCTACTGTTGCCCATGCACCAGCATCTTTTTTATAATATGAAGGTGCAGTAAGAGGAACTCCTGCTAATGTATAAGGTACTAAGGCATAATCGCCATTACTACCAAATGCGGCTTCTGGAACATTGCCGGCTGTTATATCTGTTGCTGTAGCAGTTGGAATAGTAACTGTTTGTGCAACCCATGCACTTGATTCTACACTAACTTGCTTATATTCAAAAAGACCAAATGTAGTGTTTCCTAAGTCCCACCACCATGCACCGTTAGGCGGAGCACTTGTTGGTTCTGTTGAAGAAGGTTCTAATTGTGATGTATTAACATCTGCCCTCATAATATATGCTCTGTTTGCGGCACCTAAATATGAATAAGCCGCCAATAAACCATATTCATTTGTCTCATAACCTTGTTGAACTGTTCCTGATACTGATTTAAAATATGGTTTACCATATTGTTGAAGCAGTTCTCGTTGACTTGTAATCAGATGAGGTTTAATTGCTGTAGCAGAAGTAGTATATCCTGCTGTTGCAGTTGAATCTGTGCCATCTGCTTTATCCTGTGATGATGCAACGATAATCAGCGGAACCGTTCCTGCTCCTGCAGAGCCATAGAAACTTTCATCTATAACTGATACCGCCACACCTGGTGATACTAATGTTGCCATAATTCTTTCCTTTAAATAATGGAATTAACTTGTTTAAACTTTTATGTATTTATCGGTAAGGCGGAAAAATGGGCAATTTTGCTGGTTAAGTAGTCTGTTAACCTATGACAAATCCAAGAGGATCGCTACCTTCGTTGTGGAGAGTTAAGTCTTGTTCTAACTTGTCTATTTCTGCAATGGCATCTTGACGCAAGGCGTCACCATTTAATGTGGTGCCTCCTTGGGGTCCAGCAATAGCACCAAATTTGCTTCTTGCTTCACTTAACATTAATTTTGCTTGGCACAGTGAATAGTCTTTTAACCACGGACCAGAATATGTATCTATAATTAAATTTTCTTCGGGTCTATAATTATAAACATGAAGAACAACATCTGTATCTGCTTTTATACGTCTATGCAATCGTAACTTTTTACTCTGAGGTCGATAATCAAACAAAATTTCTGAACCGAACATTTTTCCTAAATGTTCTCTATGTTCACTATATGCCTCGAATGTTGCTAATCCGCCTGCCCGTCCTGAATGCAGTAAGTAGGTATTTAAATAAGCCGCTTCAAATGGTTCTATATCATTACCAGATGAACTATATGATCCAGTTACTCGTCTATAAATATCTTTTACTTCAATAACTTCGTCAGCTAATGTATATTCAGATACATCTATTTTAAATTCCATTAAAACAAATGATTCTTCTGTACTTTGAGAGCTTCGTTGTCTGTATTTTTCTAGACTTTTAGTAATTGCTAGATTATAATGATCAGGATCTAGCTCAACATCTATCATTCCTCCGCCTAGGCGAAGTTCTATTTCTCTAGTTAAAGTATCTCTTGCGGCCATAACACATATCTCCGTATAGTATTTATTCGGATACTGGTTATGTTACTTGAAAGTTTGTAGGATAACTGTGTCGTCTGATAGGCGACCGGTGAGTTTAGTTTCAGTAGTTTTAATTTCTGATTCGAACCATTTACCAAACTTATGTTTTGTTGCCTTTTTAGCAAAATTTAATTGCTCTTTAGGCTTCCTAAGGGTCTTTTTAGTTGAATTTGCATCGCTGAAATTAAGAAGTGTTGTACCTTTAATCTTAAAGCCACGATCATCATCTGCTACATAAACACCCAATTTACGATATTTACACTGGTATATAATTGCCATAGTAGCACCAATAATATCAATAGGATTGACGCTAGTAATTCCAAGAGTTGCATCTGTTTGTTTATATTTGAGTTTAGAAATTTGTTTTTCAACACTTACTGGTTTCTTTTTACGTTGTTTCCGTGTTGCTTTTGATTCTCCAACAATAACATCACAGGCATCAATGAACCTATTTACAAGTTCAATTAATCCTTCCATTCGCTTATTTTTTAGTAAATGTGAATATGCTTCTTTAAGGTCTTGGTCGGTTCCTTTAAGGGCTTCTTTAAATTCTATAAGTTCTGTCTCCCAATCTTTTTTAATGCGTCGTGCATGGGCTTGAGTACAATTACAACTTTGTAAATATCCATAAGGATCAATAATAGCAGGATTAAACAAGTTTGTATTTTCAACATACATATCAGTCCATTGAACAAATTGACTATCCATTTCGTCGGATTGATCTTTAATCCTATCTTGAATAGTTGGACCTTTAGCTCGTTGTTCTTGTTTTACAGTAGTTTTTTCTTTTTTAAGACTACCTTGCTTGCAAATATATTCAACATGTTTATTTAATCTTTCAATAACATTCATTTCAACATTAAACTTAGCACCACGTGTAGACATACGAGCAATCCATCCATAGGTAGAAATAATAAAAACATCTGGACATGCTTTAACTTGTTTTGCTTCATCAGTACGACCATAATCAATTAGATATTCGGCAATGTATTTTTTAGCGTCTTTGACATTCTTATGGTAAGTGTAATAATTAAGTCCTGCTCCGATTTGAGTTTTATCAATTTCTTCACCATCGGTGAACTCAGGTTCAGGTCCTGTATACTGTTCATCAACAGTAACCTGTGACATGCGCCTTTTTTTCTTCGGTACTTTTTTAAGTAAATTGCTTTTCGTTGCCATAATTTTATTTATAATGAGAGTAAAATATTGAAGTTAACTTAATTTAACCTAATTTTTATTCTTTTTAGAATTCATCTTAATTTTTAAAGTTTTTCGTCCTGGTGTTCCGGTATCTCCGTTAATGTGGGTTTTATATGCATGACAACATTTACAAAATGTTTGACAATTTTCAGCGGTATCATTCGAAGGATCACCATCTATATGATCGACATCTAACATACCATACCAGATAGTTCCCATTTCAGTTATTTTATTAACAATATTAGTTGTACATACAAAACCTAATCGGCCATCTCTATTTTCACAATAAGTTTTTTTATGCTTAGTATATGAAGAACAAGAACCTGTTAATGCTCGATA